GAGCATCCTTTAATTTAGCAGTCACCTCAGAAGCAGCAGTATCTGTTGCTATCAAATCGATAATTTCTTCCATATTATTAATATATTATTATAATATCTATTTATATTTATGTACTACCTGTACCAACCCACTCTTCAGTGTTCAATATCACCATGATTTCAGAATGATTATATGGACCTTGATATGTACTGAGACCAGCAACTGATGATGGTATTGCATCACCATCCCATTTTGCAAAAGTTTTTGTTTCATCAATTGATTTTCGAACCGTTGATATTGAAGTTTCTAGAACTTCATTAAAATCAATTTTATTGAGTTCTGTTGATGCGAAAATTACATATTTTCTATTTTCGAAAGTCATTATTTATAGTATTGTTTTATGTATTTAGTTAGAGTCCAAAACGTGATTTGACGGCATCAAAATTTTGAGTAACCTCTGATGCTGATAGTTCTTTTTTATATATTTGAAGGTTTGATATTTCACCGTAATAAGTATGAGTCAAATTACTTCTTGCGATACGTCTTATGTCACCATTTGCATTTGATAGAGGTCTAGAAAATGTGGCAGGAAGTTCAGTATGATACAAAATGCCATCACGATACATTTTCATACTTCCAGTTGAAGCATTAGCTGTAAATACCCAATGTCTCCACCCGTTCCAATCACTATTCATCATAAAATTACCATCTAACCTGTCGTAACCTTGATAAACACCATTACTATCCCAATATCCTTTATCAAAATAATAGTAACTATTACTAAAAGGAAGAGAATGAACATTCAATATTCTACCTCCAGAAGCTCCAGACGAGTCTCCTAAAAATATAAGGGAAGTTACATTAGACTGACTTAGAGATTTAGTCCATATAGCAAAAGTAATTTCATTTCCTGTTAAATCAATTGCTGGTAGAGTTGCATAATCGTTATTACCATCAAACCTCAAATACCCTTCATGATTAGTAAAATATGATGGACCATTGATTAAGGTTGCATGATTACCTTGTCCACTTATATCATTCCAAGCAGTACCAGATCCAGAATATGAACTACTATCTCCAGCATCTAAATTAAGAACTAGATTTTGAGTTACAATACCAGATCCACCTCCACCACCAGAAGATCCATATGATGCAAAAGACATCATGTGACTATATGCAACTTGTGTATAGTTAATATAACTATCTCCTGACAACCATTCTTCTGATTTTTTTTGAATATATACTACCTCTCCAGCTGGAATTGTTATACTACCAATAACAGGACCCCAATAATTATATTCAGCATCATTTTCTAATACTTGTACGGTGCCTGAATTTTCACTAGTATTAACAAGACGAACTACAGTTGCACCACTAATTTGGTTCGCAGTAACTCCGAGTCCAATGAAATTACCTTCTGGTCCTAATGGTTTCATTTTTTACAGTCCATAACGTGATTTGTGAACATTATAATTTTGGAGAACTTCAGATGCTGTGAGTGCTGCATCATAAACCGCCACTACAGATATTCTAGCTTGAACATTTTCTCCATAAGAAGCATCACCTCCTATATGGAAAGGATTTGTATAATTTTTAGAATGAGTTGATGTCATAGTGGCTACTGAAGTACCATTTTTATAATAAGTAAATGATGCTCCATTTTTAGTTATACAAATATTTTGCCAGTGATTTGTGGTCACATTGGTTCCGCTGCCACTTTCATTCATATGATTAGGATACACCCATTCAAACCGTTTGGGAGTCAATTTTGTCCAGACATTTGATCCAGTTACAGCACGATTTCCCATTATTACATCATTATTAAGTGTTTCAAAAGGATATAACCAAACAAACCAAGTAAATGAACTTGAGGATGTATGTGCGGGTTGAACATATGATGAGAAGTCAACTCTGTCATTAGTACCGTCAAAGTTTAAATATCCTCCATTTGAACTACTATATGAAACACCATTTATTAAAGTTCCGTCATTACCATTACCAGTTAAGTCAGTCCATGTAGTGCCACTTCCTGAATAAGAGGAAGAATCACCAGCATCTAAATGTAGAACTAAGTTAGTATTAATTAGTCCTCCACCTCCACCACCTCCAGAAGAAGTATATGATGTATAAGACATCATATGGCTATATGCAACTTTTGTATAATAAACCGAGTTACTAGTTGAAGTCATAAAATCTTCTGCTTTCTTTTGAGCATATATTACTTCTCCAGCTGGAATTGTTAAGCTACCAATATCATGGCCACAAAACATAGGATCATATTCATAAAAAGTTACTGTTTCATTAGAAGAACTACTATTGTAAAGTCGAACAACAGTTGCCTTTCCAGCATCTATTTGAGCTGGGTATGTACCTAAATTAGTTCCTTGTTCTGCTAATGGCTTCATTATATCTCTGCAGATTTAGTGTCCTTCTGCACTTGTGCATCAGTAATGCCACCACTAATATCTGGATCTTGTGGAATATCACCTAAATCTCCACCACCCTCAAGTGGTTCTCCCGTAATTGGATCAACTGCATTTGGATCTGGAATGATGCCATCTTTAATTTCCTGTTCAATCTGCTCATCAATTTCAATAATCTCTGCATCAGTCTGACGTAATACCTTTCTTCTTACATAATCATTTGAATAGTATTTACCAATATAAGGTTCAATTGTTGCAAGAGTTCCAAGTCTCTCATTCATTAATTCAGATTCTTTGAGTTCTGCAAACTGATTATCATATAAGAAATCATATTGAATGTGCTCACGAATTGACTCCCAATCTTCAGGTGTAATTACATTCTTAAGTATTAATTGAGTCTTGAGCATATCATTAAACATCTGAGCAAATCTCTTTCTCAAACGTCCAACAAACTTTGCAAACTTAAGTTCATCTCTTAGTATTTCAGATGAACGACCTAAATTAAATCCACCATCAGAAGCAATACGTGATTCTGGAACAGCAAGTGCACGATATAATTTTTTCTGGAAGTATTCGATATCTGATAGTTCACCTAAGTTTTGTCCACCAGGTAGAGTTGTAATTTCAGTTCCTCTTCCACCTTCTCTTCTTGGTAACCAGAAGTCTTCCATCATCGACATAAACTTACGATCATCACGAACTTCACCAGTCTGTGCATTGTAAGTTAACTTGTTACGATAACGATACATCACCTCTTTAAGATATTGTTCTGCCTTTATCTTTGGAAGATTACCAACATCAATATAAAATATTCTTCTTTCGGGTGCTCTTGATAAACGATAGATTACAAGACTATCCTCAATCATTCTTAACTGATTTAATCCCTTGATTGCTTTGTGTAAGTATGATAAAACACTACCACGATTACGATCAATTAAACCTGATGTGCAATATGTAATTGCATCTTTTGCAATTTTAACTCCTTTATTTCCTCCACCACCTGTAACAAGATTTGATGGATATGCTGGTTTTGGTGTATAAACAAAATACTCATCAATCTGTGGATTCAATGAAGATGGTTCATCTCCACGATTACCTCTTACATTGATATAATCATTCTTATCTTGTTTCTTTTCTTTGCGAATATATTTAATTTTAAGTGAATCAATATATCTTAAATCCTGAATACCATCCTGTGGTCTTTTCTGATCTATAACTTTGAGGTAACATAACTTACCATCTACATACCAATTACGAAATATCTCATGAGCCTTTCGATCAAAATCAAGTATTTCTTTTATTGTTTTAAATTCTTCTCGAATTATCTTTTTTAATTTATCACTTGCATTTAGGTTTGATAATTCAACTTCAACTGGTGAATCATACAAATCACTTACAATTGCTTCATTTACAATATCTTCAATCGCACCATCAACCTCTGGATGAAGTGCCATTTCTCTATATCTTTTGATTAAATCGAACTCGTTTCGATATACTCCTTCGATATCTACATAAGAACCATAAAATCCACTCTGTATATAATAGTCAGACCCGTCCTGATTATTCTCAGGAACGGGTGAAACTATTGACGGTGATTTTTTTTCGTTATCTTCAACAGAAAACCCAAATAGCCGTGCCATATTATAATTGTACTAGTATTTTATTATTTATCTGATATTTTCACCACCAGCTTGAGAGCTAGTTCCCTTAAATGCTTCCCACCAGTGAACCTGC